TAGCGGTTGGATACATTGTGAGATGTTCCTTCTTTAATGTTAAATTCTTGGGCTAATGCTAATGTACCGACTGTAAATTCGTTATTGATTGTCACTCCATCGACTTCCGACAAAAAGAAACAGTGGTAGCTCTCATCAAGTTCCTCCACCCTGACACACTTCATTCCGGCCGGAGATATGATCTGTTCACCACCAACATGCGTTTTCTTTTTCACTTCAAGTTCATCAAAGACAGCCTTAATCTTCACATAAAGCCGGTCAACAACGGCTTGAGAGGTACCATCTTCCAATACAGTAATTCCACTACCATTCTTACCAACCAAAAAACCTTTCAGGAACGTGATCAGCTCATTGGCAGTGTCTTCTTTATCTTTGCGTAAAAAGTATTTGGTGAGCTTTTCTATATCAGAATTATCCATGTTTTCTAGAATCCCGATAAATATGCGCCCAATTCTTTCAGCTGTATTCTCTCCTTCTACAGATGCGTTTCTTACTTGAAGAGCCAGTTTCTTTAATATGTCAACAGAATCGCTCATTCTCCTATTACACGAAAAACAGTTCTATTAGATTTTAATTTCCCTTCACCGTTATAAAGTGGCATACCGCATTCTTTTAGGTAAAGCACGCATTCTTTCAGGTAGCGGTCAGCTATACTACATGCATCGCTATACACCATCATCTTTTCCTTGAATACTGTATGACTGCTATATTCACCTTCCTTGTTCACGAAGCCGAAACGGGATACATTTCCATCTCCATTTTTGACAATACAGGCATAGGTATAATAAGCCAAAGCTACGCGAAGTCCAGTGATGATTATCTTCTTTTTACATTTAGTTTCATAAGTACCTCCGTCAAGCAGTAGCTGGTATTTTTCAGGATTTTTTTTCACGTCAAGGAACAGTTCGTCTCCCAACGCTGATTTGATGTAGATATTCTCCGACTCACGGATGTAGGTTTCTATCTTGTCAGGATCGAGATGTACAGACATTCCGCGAGACAAAGCCGATACCTCATCTGTTGTTATTAGATACTGCTGCATTTCGTACATACTTTAATGGTTCAACACTATAATCATTAGAGGGGTTGACTACCTCATACCAATAGCTGAATATACGGCTAAAGGTACGCTCTATTAAGCGCTGTTGCTTGCTTACGATAGAATTGTAATACTCGAAAGCATCTTCCAAAATATCGCCTGAGAATCCGACTTTACCAATACGGATGCAATACCATGGCTCTTGGCCATAAGCTGAATAAATACGTTCAACCACACTTGCGTCAGTAACGGTAAATTCTTTGTCGTAATTTTGTGAGTTCATATTTACTATTTCAGGCTTTTCCTCATCGTTTTCTAAAGTAACTTCCATGATCTTTGCTGCATTCGTATCACCTTGCAACTGGATGAGTGTATTTGAGAAACTGTCATCATCGTCTGTATCTTTCACTTCGTTGCCTTCTTCGTCAAAGGTTATGTTCGATCCCTTTTTGGTGAATATCATAGCGCCAGGGAAGAAATTATTTCGTACATTTCTGTACTTGACATTGGACAGACCTTCATCGGTACTCATCTCTGTAGCTACCCGGTCACCTTTTCCGACTGGATAAGTATTTTTCCCGGCCATTGACACCCATAGGATTTGACCTTTGTAGTATTCAATGCCTCCGGCTGCTTCTATTTGAGCCAGTATAACATCTTTTTGAGGGTTAAAAACATCTATATAGTCGATGTTTTCTTTCTTGACCTGCAGAGCTTTCCCTTTACGTGTCTTCTTTCCGCTCCAGTCTGGATGTACTGCTATTTTTGCCACATAACCGTTTTCATCTTCTTCTGTCAGACGGCAATTTTCAAATGGTACGTGCTGCATCTCCACTATCTCACAGAAAACATTGTAGTTAACATGGATTGCTATTCCATTGAGTTCGGACATGTCTTTACATAGTAACATGTGCACATCATCCAATGTGTCACCTTTTCGATTGACTACATATTTGGAAAAAGCAACCTCACGGAATCCGTTTCCTTCAATGAAGTCAGCGAAACGGTCTGAGCATTCAGATGCAGTAGAGCTTGCAGCAATGATATTCTTTAATGTCTGCGGATATAGGTTGTCCTGTCCGTAGGCTTGAATTCCTAGATTTTGTAAATAGCTTGTATCAATGCGGTTACTGCTTTTCTTTTTTAGATCTCTTACTCTCATATTCGCGAGGTTTACGTTCGTCCTTTATTTCTTTTATTCAACTTTATCTTCGCCTTCTCCATTCATTGCGTTCACAATTTCAATGGCCTTGCTTAGATGCAGATTCAGAACTTTTTTACTGATTTTCTTGCCGTTGATTTGGAAATCTTTCAACGTGTCAGCCACGGATTCTTCAGAAACTCCGTCTTGTAATGATTCTACCATTGAATCAAGCAGGCTTTGATTGTATCCACATTTGTTAACACGTTCTTTCCAGTCCGTAGGTACATGGGCGAAATAAATTTCACCTTTCGGATTTTTGGCAAGGTACTTTTCAGCAACTTCATCAGTGAGGTTGTCATTAGTGTACATTTTATTGCTTCCGAACTCCGGTTGAAGCAGGACACCATTCTTTAATATGTAATTACATTTTTCTTTCATACGGTTATTCTTTTTGATGTAAACAGTCATTTCGATTACAGCATCGCGATAGCAGTCGTTACACGATGTCTTGGTGAATTCTTTTCCTAATACTTCCTTGTACAATCTTTCTATCTCCGATTTATCAGAAGAGGAGTAGGAGGGAAGTTCTCCTAGCTCCTTTAATTTATCAACCACTTCTTCTAACTCCATAATCATTCAGTTGGTTTTGTCAGTGTTTCAACAAGCGTTTTTGTCGCATCGTAAGATGTTTTGTACAAGAATAATGCTGATTTGGGAACCTTGGTTTCTTGCAAAGAGATATTCCATCCCCCTTCCGTTTCTTCGGAATACTTGTCATTGCCGATCTCTGCGGCTTTCAAACCTTGGTAGTAACCGTAAACCTGGAAAGCTGAATCTCCCGGATTTTCGGTTTTATTTAACCCTTTGGCTTTATTTTCCAATACAACGACAAAATCACCGTTAGCAAGCCCGTCAATAATGTCATTGCATACATCGGGGTCATTTGCTAATACAACCATGTTCACTGTGTTAGTAAACGTGTTACGATAGGTTCCTGTTGCCAAGGTTGTATTGGTACCAGTAAAGGGGGTTGCACCGAATACCTGTACCTTGTAACCTTTTTTACCTGTTTTCAGTGCAAGAGTTTCGATCACATTCTTACGGGTTGCGTTGAATGTAACCGCACCGAAATCCACGTCTGCGCGATTCATTATCACACCTTCCTGTTCCAGCCCGGGAACGATAGGATCATCGCACGATGGTGCGATGTCCTTTTTGATTGTTATATCACATATTGCCATATTTGCTCTTTTTCGTTAGTATGCTACCTGTACCAACTCATCTTCGCCAATCATGGAACCTAATTTTCCTGTTGAATAAATGTAGTTCTTGCGGGCTTTCTTATCAAACCAGATATCCAAGTCCGACATCGGTTCGGTGCCCTCACATCCATACATCAAGTTCTCAGGAGAACATAAAACAGCACGATGCGGTAAGTTAAGTTTGGTTTTGTTGTTCTGATAGGCTTGAATAAATCTATCCCAAATGGAACATTTAACGATGGTTGTTCCATCGTATTTGCTGACCTCTACACCGTCAAATACAACTTCCCAGGGCATGATTACCTTGTACTTTTCTTTCATATCGTGAGTCAGAGCATCGCACATTGACTTGGTGGCGAAAATTGCGCATCCGTCTTTTTGGAAAATCCGGCTGTCGGCATCTTGCAACATCGCATCGAATATTGATGTGGCAATGCCTGTTTCTTTCATCTTTGATTTTTGTAATGCATATGATTCTTCTGCGTTGGCTGCAATTTCAGTGTGCTGTTCGGCATTGTTGGTACAGATGGCAAACAGACGTTTGAAAAAACCGTCACATGTTTTAAATAGTTCGATGTTTACTCCGTCAGTGATTTGACCACCTCCAGTGACAGACGCTGCTGATTTATCTCCAAACCATGTAAAACGCCACATCATTTTCATCATAGCTTCAGACAGCTTCGGCAGTACAATACCGTCCATATATTCGGTCGATGTCAGGTCTCCTATATTTGTTCCCGTTTTAAGGCAGTACTTGGCAATGGTGTTTTCCAAGTCTGTATAGCACATTTCCAAAGGAATTTGCCAATCCCCGATTTCCCATTCCTTTTGGGCGGCAGCGATAGCCACTTTTTTATATTCAGGGTCGCATCCGGAGCCGGCTACTCCGATATCTTCCATTTCACCGATAAAACCTGCTTTTTTACCGTTAGTCACATTGGGCATAAACGTCATAAAACGCTCCATGTCCTCGTTTTGAAAGACTGTTAACTGAATAAGGTCTTTCAAGTCTTTTACAGCCTGATTATCAGGTGTAAGTTTGTCAAAATCTAAAATAGGCATTTCCCCTCCTTTTATTACTTGTTGTTTCTTTTTTCTCTTTCTTCACGAAGTTTTCTCTGAATAGGCGTTTCATTTTCTTCTACTCCTTTTATACCCTTGTTGAACGTTTGGGTACGAGCTGACACTTTATAAGTACTACAATGTTTTGCCAGCCAGTTTTCGCCCCCGGCCATACGGACTGCGTTCAGAATCTTGTTGTCCTCAATGGTACGGGCATTCGTCTTTAGAGAAGCATTCTCAGTTTCCAACTCTTCTATACGGGCTTTTAAAGCTTTCACTTCATCCTCTTCCAATTCATCAGGATCTTTAATTTCTGTAATAACGCCATCTGTCACAATGATAGTCTTTCCGTCAGGCATGACATGTTCGCCATCGGGACTTGCTGTATCTCCTACTTGGGGTTCACCTTCATCTCTTTCCACGGTAAGCGTGTTACCTTCGGCATTTGTCAATTCCATAGATACGACCTGTACGTCTTCAATTTTTTGATAGCCGCATTTGGCCAGCAGCCTGTCTATGATAGTCTGCTTCACTGTTACTTCTTTTTCTTTGTTCATTTTTTTGTTATTAAATGTGTAAGTTCTCCCTTTGGCAGTTGTAGGCATAAGAACGGTCGTGATAAAACCTAATTGTTTGGCTGTTTCACCACCAAACCAACCGGCTTTATTCATTTGGGCTTCGATAACTGAGGCTTCCGATCCTGTGCGTTCTACATACAAAGCTAGCATCTTGTTTTTTTCACTCTCCAAGTTTGATTTTATTGATTCTAGGGTTTCAAGATCAAGGTCTCCATCGTATGAAGCCATATAAGGCTTGTGAATAAGAAACTTTGCATGTGGATAAGCAAAACGTCTTTCTTTTGCAGCGGCCAATAATATCACGGTTGCCATGGATGCACATCGTCCTACTGCAGTACAGCTGATTTGCTTTCCTGAAGCACGTAAGGCGTCATAAATGGCATACCCTTCAACGGCATCACCACCGCATGAATGTATCTCAATATCAATAACGTGGTCATTCGGATCTATCCAAGATAGGAAATTTTGAATATCGGGAAAAGACAATCCCTCTTCACCAGTTAGATACCAATTTTCCATTTTGTCTTTATCCGCAACAATATCTTTGTTGATGTATAATTTCGCCATATATAATCTATTTTGAAGCAAAGGTAAAAAACGGTATATGGCTATAAGAATTTCAGAACACAATAGCACTGACACGCTTTGTCAGTAAAAAAATAAGGGGAAGAATAATCTTCCCCCTTATTGAATTGAAACGTCAACGGACAACCTGTCAATGACTCTATAGATGGTCCTTTCTGAAATGCTGTATTCATCTGCCAGGTACTGCATGATATATGCCTTTTTATGACCTTCAGCCGTAAGACGGGTGTAGTCTTTATACATTTCTAGGTATTTAATATCTGATGCATCTAATGACATTTCAGACATTATCCTAAGAGTGTTCCTGTTTATATATAATAGTTCGTATGCTTTCATAAACTACCGCTTTCTTCTATGTATTTAATTCTATTCGCAACTGAAGTAAACTCTTCTACAGAAACGACAGGGGCAGGAGCCATCATCATTCCTTTGGCGACTGCTCTGGCCAGCATATCTTCGCCTAAAGTTTGATTATTCGTTGCTGTTACATTAATAGGTACACCTCCACCCATCATATTGAAGGATGATAGGATAGGGGCGAACATGGACGTAGCTTTGGCGGTTATAACGGATTCTCCATTCGACAACTGTGCCGGAATACTGTCGCTCGTTCCTGTCCCCGGTCCTGTAACCAAACCACCTTCTGCAAATTTAGCACTTTTTACTATCTTAACAGCATTTGCAATGTTAGAAAGGATTGTTGCAATACCTGATGCCATTGTAGCTATACCAAGAATACCTTTCCCTGATTCAGCGGATACCATTTTTGCGATCGCCTTACCTGAATTGATGGCGATCTCTGCCAAAGCCAACATTTTGCTTGCCATAGCAAATCCTCTGTCAGACTCCCCAATTTGTTCTGTGAGAGCTACAAGGCCATTTGTCACCTGTTCCATTGCTTCATATTTAGCTTGTTCTATTTCAATCTCCTTATCGCTCAGTTCTTTTTTGGATTCCAGATAAGCATTCTGTGCTTCCAGCTTGCGAAGATTAAATGCTTCTATACTTTCACCTTCCATTTGCTGCAGGCTATCGAGCTCGGCTTTCTTTTGTTCCATCCTTATACGAAGAATTTCCTCTTCGTTATCATATGCTTGTGCGATTTCCGTTTCAAAGCGTATGCGCATGGCTTCCTGTTGCTTGTTGATAATATCCTGCTCATGGGCGGCTATAAGTTCATCCATTTGAGTGTTATATTTAGTTTTGATGGCAAGTTTCATTTTTTCGGTCTGTTCTGTGCTGGAGAGTTCCGCCTCGTATTGTGCCTGTAATTGTTGTATCTTTAACTGATACTCCTGCTCGCTGCCTTCCTTGACCGATTCCAATTGCAGGGATATCATTTTTAAACGGTTCTCCAGTTCTTTTTTCAGCTCCTCATCGGACAACTTGCTAAGCTCCATAGATTTTTGTTGTTCCAAAGCCTTTATTTTGGCGTTGATGGCTTCACGAGCCTTGGCGGTAAGGTTCTCTTCTTGCTTTAAACTGATTTGCAAA